CCCATCCCCACCCTCCCCCGCCACCAAGGTTAACCTCACTATATACAATAGGTTAGCCTTGTTAACCCCGTCAACCTTGGTTGGATATACCTGTGTGTTCCTTGGAGGTGATAGGGTTTGGGAAAGAGGTGCTTTCCCAAGAAATAATCAGGAAGTCCGGAAGGGGGGATTCTGAAGGGGGGTTCCAGCCCATTCCCCTCGTTCTATAAGAACGTCACGGAATAGTTTCGAGTCCTAGTCCCATTTTAGAACTTGACTTCACCCGTGTCCACAACGTACTATCCTTGTGGATAGTCCAACTTTGGAGAGTCGTTAAATGTGGTATAATTTTGATCGTGATGATGGGGCACACCGCTGGGAGTCTCTACGTCCCCAGCCAGAGTATTTTCCTCCCCCAGGGATCGCCTGGATTTTTGCTGAGGCTGCCCGGAAACATCGGGAACCTCCAGCCCGGGGGGTCACCCCGAATGAGGAAAATCAAAAATGGCAGCGTTTGATCCGCCAGTTTACGGGACAGAAGCAGGAGAATTATTGGATTGTGGACCCCAACAAGGCCCTACAACGTAAGAACGACTTGGACACCGAGTACCTGTACACCTGTCCTAAGTGTAAATCAACCAACCTCATCCCAGTAGGGGCTTTCATCCAATGTCGCCCCTGCGGAAACAAGCGTCAGCGGAAGTTCAGGGAGCGGCATCTTGAAGAAGTTCGAGCCCGAGATCGGCACCGGAAACGGGTTCAACGGGCAGCCCGAGCAGCGGAAGCAAAAGACTCGACCCCCCCAGCACCCCCATGTACTGAATGAGGACCAGAGTCTCCGTGTTCAGAAACCCCGACCCCGAACCGGGATTCATTGCCAGCGGTGCGGCCGACTTCTTGAACTTGAGGCGTACCAAACCTGGTCTGAGACCGCCCACATCGGGTGCCCCCGCTGCAAACAGTGTTTTCTTGTTTCCTGGGCCCTGTTGAGGGAATATGAACCAGCCTGACCCGGACTACACCCCCCCGAGGAAAAAGCGCTCTACGGGCCCCAGAATGCGAAATTCGGGCATTGTGGGTAGGGGCCGATCCCGCAAACCAGCCCGACCCTCCGCCCGCCGGATCCAGGCGGTTTATGAGGCAGCCGCCCGAGCAAGGCAGGATCCCCCCCTTCGCCCGGAGCGGAGTGAGGACGAGTGAAGGACGAAGTGATCATCCAGCAGACCCTCGCGGTGGAGGAAAAGACCCCGAAGGGGGATTCCAAGTTCACAACTGTCCTTCCCACCCAAGGACTCCCCCAGGTAACCCTCCAACGGATCCCGATGGGCAAGAAGCGCAAGGTCTTCCTCTCCAAGAAGGAGATGGAGCAGATCGGCTTCCTGGCCGCCAACGGGTTCTCCGCCCGAGAGATTGCTGAAAAGTACCGCTTCAGCCTGAAGGCCGTCGAAAAGGCTATTGAAAAGACCAAGACGGACCATGAGGCTGCCCAGCGGCTGGAGGACGAGGGCGCCTTGGCGTACACCGTCCGGCAGAAAGCCCTCTTGATCTTGAACAGCTTGACCCCGGAAGCCATCAACGCCTACCGCGATGATGGGAAGATCAAGGAGCTGGTCCAGGGGGCAGCCATCCTCCTGGAGCGCTACAAGGCCCTTGAGGCCGATCTGGCTGAGCGGGCTGGGGCGGACAACCTGAAGGATGCAGAATCCATGCAGGCCATGTTCCGCAAGATGGCGGGCGGGGTGGCCCTCCTTGAGACCTACATGGCGAGGCAAGCAGCCCGATCGCAAGTCCAGATCCCAGCTCAGACTGTGGAGGTTCTTGAACAGAAATGAACGAGGCGACCACGACCACCGACTCCACCGCCGGCAAGATCGTTTGTACCCAGTGTGGGCGGGCCTCCAACAATGCCTCCTGGTTGGAGGGCGAAGGCCCCTTCTGCGGGATCTGTGCAGCCATCTGGCGCAATCGGATCTGGTATGCGTACCAGCCCCCACAAGTCGAGTACCCTCCAAGTCAGCCTAGGTGGCTTGATGAGTTGTGTCGGCCATTTTGGCAAGGAGACCACCACTGGTACGCAGACCCAAGGGGGACTCGGACTGGGGACGTAACCTGGAGCGGGTGCAATTCGGTATGGTGACTCCCCTTGCGACTCAGTGACGCCCTCAAGAACCCGGATGAACTCCAGCGGATCCTGAAGACCCCGGAGGGAATGGCCCTCCTCCCTCAGCTCCATGCGCTGGCGCAACAGCTTGACACCCTGACGACCGCCATCCGGTCGAGGCCGGACCTGGCCTTCCTCCCCAACCGCCCGCAGGAGGAGTTCCTTCGAGCCAAGACCTGGGGGGCTGGACTCTTTTCAGGGAACCGCATGGGGAAGTCCACGGCGGCCGTCCTCAAGTCCCTCGCCTTGAGCATGGGGTACCATCCTTTCCTGGCTCCTGAGGATCCAGATTACTTTCTCCGACTTCATTGGGTGACTGGAGCCCCGAGGATTGAGGTCCCCAATGTGGGCCGCTTTGGGATCACGGACTACAAAGCCTGGGAGCGAGATGTCGTCAACGAGTGGGAGAAGTGGATCCCCAAGGGGACCTACCGCTACGTTCGGAACACGCAGAACAACGTCACCAAGATTGTGATGCAGAACCGTTCGGTCATCCACATCATGACCAGGGAGATGGACGACATCACCTGGGAAGGTGGAAAGATCGACTGGGCTGTCTTCAACGAGCCCCCGAAGGAGCAGCACTTCAAGGCCACCCTTCGAGGCTTGGTGGACACCCACGGACCCTGGTACATGTGCCTGACGCTCCTCGACTCTGAGCCCTGGATCTTTGATCAGGTGTGGGAGCGAGGACTTCGTGAGCCTGAGAAGATCACGATCATCGAGGGTTCCACTGAGGACAACTTGATCGAGCGAGGTGGAGTCTTGACCCGAGAGGCCGTCGAAGATTTTGCCTCCTTTTTGACGGAGGCCGAATACGCCGCCCGAGTCATGGGCCGCCCGATCTACGCCTCGGGGCAGGTCTTCAAGCAGTACCGCCCGACGATCCCTTGGCGGATCGACCCGGTTCCCATCCGGTCGAACTGGCTCCGGGTGATGGCTATCGACCCCCACCCGCAGAAGCCTTTCGCAGCGCTCTGGGGCGTGGTAGACCCCTACACCGATACCCTCCACCTGATCCATGAGCTGTACAGCGAGCGGATCAAGACCATCGAGGAGTTCGCGGATCAGGTCAAGAAGATCGAGACCGAGATCCTGTTCGATCAGATCGACGCCAACGGCAACCTGCATCGAGGGCCCCTGGGCCGGCCCACCATCAGATGGATCGACCCAGCTGCCTCTGAGCCAGTCACCACGGACAAACGCACGAACGTCCAACGGGAGTTGGCCAAGCACGGGGTCTACTGCGCACGGTGGGATCGAGCTGACAAAGACAACCGCATCATGGTTGCCCAGGACTGGCTCCGCCCCCGGGTAGACTCCGGGAACCCGGTTACCCAGGTGTGGACCACCTGCCCCCGATTGGACTATGAGCTACGGCACTGGTACTTTGAGCCCAAGACGGGAAAGCCCAAGAAGACGGGCAACGACCTGATCGACTGCTGGTTGGCCTTCGTGTCCGCCAACGTGATCAAGATGGCCAGTAAGTTCGTCCCAGAGGCCGGAAGCAGGGTTCACCCGCTCAAGTGGGGAACCTTCAACAAGACCACCACCGATGAGTTCAAGTTTCAGAAGAGTCACACCAACTACTAGCAAGGATTGAGATGCCTCTTCGTAAGATTACGCTGACGGACGATCAAAAGCGGGATCTCGTCACCTACATTGAGTCCAGTCGGACCCAGGTGAAGACCGAGCGGTCTGAATGGGAACAACGATTGCCGCAGTGGCGCAGGATGTACGAGGGTCACGTTACTCCGAAGGACACCCCCTGGCCCGATGCGGCCAACGTGACCCTCGACGTTGTTGCAGAGGCCGTGGACGACACCGTGGCTCGCACGATGGATGTCCTCCTCGGCGACCAGAAGTGGGCCCCCGTGGCCCCTGTGGAGGGTGCCGACGACTCCCTGGTCCAGGACATCGAGGGCTTCATGCAGTGGGCCCTCCAGTTGGACATGAAGGCTTGGGGCAAGTGGGAAGCCATTGTGCAGGAGACCTGCATCAACGGCACCTGCTTCGTCTACATCTCCTGGGACCGCAAGGTCCGCAAGACCCTGACCCAGATCCTGGTGCCGGTGGGGAAGTACACCCCTGATGTCCCTGATGATGAGATCATCCTCAAGGAGCTGGGGACTCTGGCCATCAGTGACCCGGTGTACCTCACGGATCATTGGGAAGTCCGGGTCATGGACTCCGGGGAGATCCGGACCATCAAGATCTGGATTGAGCATGAGCCTGAGCACCACGCTGGTGAGATCGTCCTGGAGATCGAGCGGGAAACCGTGGTCAAGGAGTGCCCCCGACTCACCGTCCTCGAACCCAACCGGGTGTGGGCGACGGATGTGGGCGACATCGCCGAATCCCCCTTTGTTGATGTGGACCAAGAGGTGAGCTTCGACTGGCTCAAGCGCCGCCGGCAGCAGGGCTTCTTCAACGTTGCCACCGATGCGGACTGGGAGAAGATCGAGCGGCATCACCTCGGGTTTGAGGCCCAGGATCCCAAGAAGGCCCAACAGGCCAAGCTCCGCCGGACCACGAAGCATGAACCTGCTACCACTGCGCGGGAGGTGCAGGATGCGAAGGACGACACCACGGGGATCCGCACGAACCCGCAGTCGAGTGGGACGCGCCCCGTTGTCACCCGGTTTCTCCGCTATGACATCGACGGAGACGGCTTTGAAGAGGACGCGGTGCTGGAGTTCGATTGGCACACGCGCACTATCCTGGCTCTGGACTACCTTAATCGGCGCTACCCTCATGGCCGTATTCCTGTCGTTGTATTTCGTTATCGCCAGATTGCTAACCGACTGACCGGCATCGGGCTTCCTGAGATCCTGTTCAACATGAGCATCATGATCAACACGCTCTTGAACCAGACGATCGATGCCCAACAGCTGGCCATCTCGATGCCCTTCATCTACGACAAAACGATGTTCGAGGGCATGGAGGCCATCCAGGTCCGGCCCGGCAAAGGGATCCCCGCGTTGGGCGACCCAACCAGGGCGATGCACTTCCCGGCGATCGCCGCTCCGCCGTTCGATCGGTTGCTCCCCATCATCCAGCTCCTCCAGCAGTTCACGGAGGCCCGCTCGGGCAAGTTCAGTGTGATGGCCGGCGGCAACAAGCAGGTGGGTGCTGGGACCGGGTTCCCCCGCACGTTTGGCGGAACCAACATGATCATGCGGGAAGGCATGGTTCGGATCCAGCACATCATCAAGCACTTTGCGATGGGCGGAGCCGACGACTCCAGTGGGTTCAACGAGCTGCTTCATCAGGTCTACGACATGTACATGTCCTTCTACCCGGTGAACAAGAAACTTCAGGTACTTGGGCCGAACGGCATCAAGGTGATCGAGCGGACCAAGCGGGACATGCCGAGCCGAGCGGACTTCATGTTCAGTGTGAACATGCTGATGGCCAACCCGGCTGTCCGGCAGGCCAACGCCCTGTTGATGTGGCAGTCGGTCCTCCCACTTTTGACCCAGCGGGGTGCTGATCCTCAGGTCATCAAGTGGCTAGAGCGGCTGTACCGGGCGTACGATGTGGTGAATCCTGGGGAGGTCACCCCGAGTCCGTTGGACATGGTGAGCCGCGCCCCGATGCCCCAGCGGCTGGAGAACGAGCTGCTGCTGAACGGTATCCCGGTGGACGTTCTCCCCACCGACAACGACCTTCAGCACATCCAGGAGCTTCGATCGATGATGCAGGACTTCCAGGAGATGGGGGTTGTGCTCGATCCCCGAATCTCCCAGGAGATCGCCGAGCACGAGGGACTGCACATGCAACAGCTCATGAGCAAGCAGGCGGAAGTGAACACGAACACCGGGGGCCGCCCGATGGGCACCGAGCGCCGGATGCCGGGGCAGCCCAGGCCGATGCGGGCCCCAGGTGGTGGAGGTCTCCTTGGCTAACCAGCAGAAGAAGACCACCCACACGGATTTCGGTCGAGCAATCGAGATCCGGAAACTCGTCAAGCAGAACGAGTGGTTCGCCCTCGTCGAGCAGCTGAAGCTCTGGATGGATGAACTGATGAAAGCCCACATGGATGACTCCGGCGACGATGATTTTACCAGGGGTGCGCGGCAGGGTCGATACCGAGCGTACCGCCGGGTAGCTGAGATTGGTGAGGAGATGAAGAAGGTCGCAATGACCTTGAATGAGGCTTCCAACAAATCTGAGGGGGTGAAGTAACCTAAAGATGCCCAAGAGTAGTGTTTGGGAACAGGCCAAGGCCCAGGCGAGCGCGTACGCAAAGCGGATGGCACAGCCGATGACGCGCGGCCTGACCCGCCGGCCAACCCTGGTTGAGGAGGAGCGTGCGGAGGCGCTGGGAGGTATCCCTGGAGGTTTCCAGGGCGCAGGCAGCATGACGGAGCAGGTAATGAAACCTGCCAAGGAGAAGTTCAAAAAGCTGTCGAAGCAGGAGCGTGCATTTCTCGCTGCAACCCCCACCCGGGACCGCACCAGGGTCCACGAGGTAATCACCCGCGCCCGTGGCGCGAAGAAGTATTGAGGAGTTTCCACCAGTGCCCGATGAATTGATACCCAATGCCGGTGAGGGTCACGAACCCGCAACCCCCCCTGATCCAGGGGTAACCCCGGATCCCACGGCGGCAGAGCCTCCAGCCAAAGATGCCCGAGGGGTGCCGTACTACAACGTGGCGCAGGAGCACAAGCGCAAACTTGAGCGAGCGATGGAGCTGTTGGAGGAGGAGCGCATCAAGCGCTCGGAGTCGGAGCGGCTGCTGAACGAGCGGTTTGAGACCTTTCTCAAGCAGCAGACCCAGCCGCAGCCGTATGTTCCCCCAGTCGCATCGCCCGCAGCAGCAGCCTTCCAGAAGACGATCCCCGGGGTACAGACCCCGCAGTTGGATCCAGCCGCGTTGGATCAATTGATTGAGCAGCGGCTGGAGCAGAAACTTCAGCAGGTCGAGCAGACCCGCCGTGAGGCGGAGTACCGCGAAGCCTACGATGATTGGACCAAACGCGCGACTGAGCGTTACCCAGCACTGAACGACGAGTTTTCCCCACTCCACACCGAAGTTACCAAGCGTGCGCGGAGTATATTTGCAGATGCACAGGCGCGAGGGTATAAGCCGGACCCCCGCACGGTGTACCATGTGGCCCGAGAGGTTGCTGAGGAGCTGGGTGTGAAGCCCGAGGCCCCAAGAACCCCCGGTATCCCTGTTCCCAACGCGGCTACCCAGGCAGCTCCCGCCGCTGGCGCGGCTGCCCCACCTCCGTCCTCAGGCAAAGCACCAGTTGCCAGCAACGCCCAGGCGGAAGTAGCGAAGCTGCCCCCGGACATGCAGCGGATGATCAAGCGTCAGGGTTGGTCTCCTGAGAAGGTGGCCGACTACATCAAGAAGAACCCTGATCTCCAGCAGCTGATTACCATGTCTGATCGCCTTGCGAAGGGGGAGTACATCATTGGCAGCTAAACCGTTAAAACAAGCAACAACGCCCCAGCGGAAGCAGGTGGCGGTGGTCCAGCACCCGAGACGGGTTGACCGGCTCGCGGTGCCTAGAGGCTACATCCTCAAGTACCCTCACATGGGTTTCAAATGGTACGATGAAAATACCGCCCAGGAGGAGGGCTTGGGGAGTTGGGTGATCGTGGAACACGATCCGAAGATCGACAACACCCCCGCAGGCCCGGGTAACCGGGTTCGACGGGGTGTGATGTTCCTCTGCATGAAGCCCAAGGAAGTGATCCAGCTCGAAGACCGTGATCCCATCGACCAGATGTGGGCCGCTCGAAAGCGATCCATGCAATCTGGTTCGGGGGCAAAGGCGGAACTCGGGCGGGTTGCTCGGCGGGAAGGAGTACACATCCCCGTGGAGGGTGTATTCGAGGACGGAGGTCCAGTGTCGATCCAGGAAGTGGGTCAGGATGCCGAACGAGAGCTGAAGGAAGCTGGACTGCCGGGTCTAGATGATCTGCTCCCGGGGCAAGATTGAAGAACGAAAAGGATGTGACGAACTAGTTGGCGTACGACAACCCACATGGGTTTACGCTGGTTGGTGCGTCCGACGATGTGAAAACTCTCCCCCTGGTCGTTGTGAGTGGCACGACGGTATTTTCAGGGGATGTGGTTAGCGAGGGAGCAACCAGCGGCACGATCAAGCGTGCCGCTGCTGGCGACACTGTAATCGGGGTGTGTCTCGACTACATCGTTGGTGATGGCACCAAGGTTGCCAAGATCGTGGTGGATCCGAATGCGATCTTTCGTGTTCAGGTCGAAAACGGTGGCTCCCAGCTCGCAGCGACGGACGTTTTCAGCGGATTTGATATCATTGCCCCGGCGGCACCTGCGACGGGTCGAATCAGCAACATGGAGCTGAACGACGTGGCGGAGGTTGCTGGGGGACAGTTCATTCTGGTGGGTCGAGTCAACGCGACCGAGCCCTACGCTTCAGGTGTGCTCTACACCCCCGCGTACGGGTCGAACTTCGTTGAGGCTCTGGTCCACTTCAATGTGGCTGAGACCATTTGGTTCCAGGACTAGGAAGGAGCATGTGACGGAATGGCTATCATGACTACCGGCCTGTTCCCCAGCATGTTCTATACTGGGCTGGCCAATCTCAAACTTGCGTACGGGATGGAGGAGCCGCGTTGGCCGTCGGAGTACACTCAGTACTACAACGTGGGCACGATGGACGCAGCGTTCATCAACCACCTCCTGTACGCTGGCCCGGGGCATCCGACCGAGGTGCAGGAGCTTGAGGACCTGCCGCTGGTCTCGCTGCGGGAAACCTACACGAAGCGGTTCGATACCCGGAAGTACGGGTTCCGCCTCCAGTTCTCCCAGGAAACTGTGGAGGAAGTGGACAAGCGGATCCGGATCTTCTCGGACTCGGGCCGTGGACTTCGCCGGCAGATGGACATCCACGACGAGATTCTCGGGGTGGATCTCCTGGAGAACGGCGACACCGGCACGGCTGCCGAGTACCTGGTTGCAGACGGACAGAACATCTTCGATGCCTCCCATCCGATTGGGGAGGGGGCTGTGATGACCGACTCCAACCTGCTCACGGCTGCTACCCTGGCGATCACGTCCCTCCAGACGCTCAACGATGCGGTTGAGCAGACGGTGGACGACAACGGGGATCTCATGATGCTCCGGATGGAGCGGCTCTTCATCCATCAGGCGCAGCAGTACACCGCGATGCGGCTCCTGGCCCAGCTTGAGACCGACCCTGAGTCGGCTGAGCGTGCGGCCCACCCGCTCAAGGCGGTTGCCCCGCAAACGATCATCCTCCGCTACCTCCTGACGAGTGGGGCGTACTACGGGGATACCTCGTATGCGTCCAGCGAGCAGGGGTGGAATTGGCTCTGGATGCGCCCGCTCCAGATCCAGGAGGACATCAACATCATCAATGAGTCGGCCTACGTCACCGCCTCGAAGAAGCTCGCCCGTGGGGTTTCCGACTGGCGTGGGCGGGTCAAGGTCCCGGCTGTCTAGTTCCAACCGGGGGGCGACCAACAGCCCCCCATCTTTTCCAAGGGGTGAACAGTGGCCAATACGCTCACGATTAAGGCAGGGGTCAAGTTCACCCCTGATAATGCCAAGCAACTGGCGGTGGACACCGGAACCTTCTCCTTGGAGGTAACCAACACCGGTGGAGATGTTGGGGCGGGTGTTACCCAGGTCATTGCGACCTCGGATACCCTCCTTGCGATCCCAGCATCCATCGCCACCCCGGGCTACATCCTGATCAAGAACATTGATGCAACCAACTACGTGGAACTGAACACGGTGGCTGCACCAGCGAACTACACGATCAAGCTGGAGGCTGGGGAGTTTGCCTTGTTCCGCATGGCCCACACCGCCATCAACGCGAAGGCGAACACCGCGAGTGTGACCGTCCAGTTCTGGGTGTTTGAAGCCTAGGCCGGCTTCAACAAGGAGCGAGACATGGTCATGACCACCACCCAGTTCCCCGGGATTAGGAGTGTGGGAATGGCGAAGAAGCTGACCAAGGCGAAGGCCAAGAAGATGCTCCGCGAGAACCAGGCCCAAGGTAAGCCCCTGACGAAGAAGCAGAAGGGGTACTTTGGGGCGGTGGCTGGCGGACAGTCCAGGGGGCCAAAGCCAAAGAAGAATAGGGAGAAGTAGGGTGGCCAAGAAGAAGAAGGCCAAGATGCCGGCTTCCCACATGGAGATGTCGGAGGCGGAACATCAGCGGATGATGAAGAAGATGCGGGGCAAGAAAGCCAAGAAGAAGAGGTAGAACCAACCAGGACTACCTCCGAACGGGGGGTAGCCCCCTGAAGAGGTGCTCCGTCATGGTTCATTGGATGCCAGTGGTTCTGCTGATCGCAAAGGCGATTGCGTTTCTGGATTTGTTCTGGTATCTGCGCCGTTAGGGTGTAGTTACCCCTATTCAAACTAGACGGCCAGGGCTCGGCGTTCTGGCCGATTGATCGAGGAGGTCAAACTAGCTATGCCGACGACTCGTTTCAATTCGCAGATCGTTCCCCGGGATGCCACGGAGGCTTTAGGTCGGCTGTGGATCCCTTCGATTGCAATGTACGGTGCAGTATCGGCTGCTGGTACCACGTTGAACGGTATTCTAGGTGGTACACCTGTATCGGGTAATGGTGCGACCGTACTCACGTCAGGAATTTGCCCGACGAACACGGCAAAGTGGGGGCCTGCTTCTGGGATTCGTCTTCCCTATGATTGTGACCATACTGGGCTGATTAGCTTCTATGTTCCTACGCTGATCGCGGCAACTACTACTGCTGCAGACGCGGTTAGTCACGCGATGGTTTATAAGGCTATCACCTATCCTGCTGCCCAGGCTTCCCCAGCTGATGGTACGGCGTATACGGCGTTTCCGACGACTGCAGCGACGGCAAATGGAGCTGGGATTACAGTGGGCGCGACGACTACTAACTGGGACGGTAGGGTTATTAACGACGGCCCATTCACCATTGCTGCCGGGACTTTTTCTACACGGCCGGATTTCTTGATGGTGGTGTTTACGGCTACCGTTGTGACATTCTCTGTGAACGAGAACCTGATCCTCGGACTTGAGATGCAGTACACCCGCCGGTTCGTCTAGGACCACCATCACCAACTGAGGAGGTTGGACCCAGATGCCGGAGTTTGGTTTTCAGCGACCCATCTGGGTCCACTTTGACACGTTTACCGGGTTGGAGACCGCCGGGATTGCGGATAAGAAGCAGCTTTCGGCCACGATCCCGGGGGTCTCCCCCACCCAACGAACGTATCTGGTGGACTCGGTGGTGGTCCGTGTGCTCAACGCCGCTGCTGGAGGGGTGGGGGACTTCTCTGTCCAGCTACTTTTCTACGGCAACTCCACGTATGGGGATGCGACCCTGGCCAACGATCGGTTCCAGGGCTGGTTGTCCCTCGCCGCAGGTACAGACGGAACGGTATTTACCACGAATCTGACCACGCTCGGTGACCACTCGGTGAGCATGATCTACAAGGACGAGGATACTAGTGCCACCCGTAAGGTTTACTTGGAAGCCCTGATCCCAGCTGGTGGGGCTGCCTCCCTCGACACGGCAGACTCGTGGAAGATCTCCGTCTGCCTGATCCCACTGTAGGAAGGAGGAACCCCGATGGATCCAACCTATGGCGACCAGCGCCCAATCTGGGTTCACTTCACCCCCTTCCTGGGGTCATCGACCGCCAGTGGGCTTGATGCCACCGGCGAGTCGGCCAACATCTCCGCCGTCATCCCCGGCGTATCCCCCACCCAGCGGGACTATGTGCTGGACTCGGTGGTTCTGCGGATCAAGGATGCAGATGATGGTGGGCTTTCCGGATTGATCCTGTGGCTCGCGTTCTACGGCAACTCAACCTACGGGGACATTACCCTAGCCAACGACCTGGAGCGTGGACATCTCAGGTTCATCTTTGGGCTTGATGCCTTCGAGTTCACCGACACCCTCTGGACTGCCGCAGACCATGAGGTTGGGATGTCCTACACCGACTATGATTCGACCACGGATGTCCGGAAGGTGTACGCCCAAATTCTGCTAACCAATGCTGCTACGATCAACACAGCTGACACCTGGGCGTTGTCGGTTGCACTTGTACCCGTCTGATCAAGGGAGCCTAGCAAGATGCCGCGTGGTCGCAGATCTCGTCCCCAGCCTCTTAAAGTGGTTGAGGTGCAGATTCCATCCCCCGAGGGGGCTGCCTTGGCTGAAATCCGAGCAGAGATCAACGATGCCTTCCACGAACGGCTGGCCCTAGAAGAAGCCCTACAGCATCTTCGTGAGGAGTGCGAGGAAGCCTACCGTCAGGGTCAACAGGAGGCCAAGGAGCTGCTTGAGGGCGCCAAGGCCAACATCGAGACTCGTACCCAGCAGCTGGAGGGGGCGTACCAGCACCGCCAGCACGAGCTGGGTCAGCGAGAGCGGGCCCTTGATGTCCGGGAGGATGAGTTGGATGAGCGGGAGGTCGATATCGCCCTCCGCTTTGCCGAGGCCAAGGCCCGTCATGCTCAGATTGCTGCTGAGGATCAGCGGCTCAACACCATCAACCTGGCCCAAGAGCAGCTCCGGTTGACGTTGGCACAGGATAAGCATGATGCCGAACGCCGGTGGGAACTCCACCAATCGGTACAGCGCCAACAGGAACGTCGGCAGGCTGAATTGGATGAATGGGCCGAGGAGTTGAACCTCCGTGAGGTTGGACTCAAGGAGGAATCCACCGCCCTGGCCAAGGAGTGGACCCGGGTAACCCAAACTCGTGAGGAGGCTGACCAAGCTGCCAAGAAGGCCAACCTGGACGCTGTTCATGCAGCTACACAGGAAGCCCGTAGCAAAGCCGAGGTAGAGGTAGCTCAGGCCAAACTGGCCGAACTAAAGACCCAGATCGAGCGGTCCCAGGCTAAGTTGGATGCAATAGCCCAGAAGCAGACCGAGCTACAAGAGTGGGAACGAGAGATCAACAACCAGCTTGCTGCCATCCGCCGGGCGAAACGGCAGCAGACCCTGGCGAAGGAGTAGCCTCGTGGGCGATCGTGGTACCTGGGAACATGTAACCATCGAGGATGGTGGGGGTGGAGATGGCTCCACAGCCACCGTGCTCAACGGCAACCTCCAAGTCGATGTGATCAGCGGCGGGGGCGGCGGCGGGTCCGTAACCATCACTGACCCCATTGGCCAGGATACAATGGCCAATTCGGTGGCTGTGGTGATCGCCTCCAACCAGTCCGCTGTGCCCATCTCTGCGGCAACTCTTCCTTTGCCGACTGGGGCTGCAACCGAAACAACGCTGACTGCGATTGAAGGGGCCCTTGGGATCATAGAGGGGCTCGTCGACGAGTTGGAAACCCTCGTCACAGCTGCAAAAGATGCAGCCACTAGTGTTGATTCTACAGTTTCGGGGTGGCTGAAAACAGATGACTCCGCCTTTACTGTAGGCACACACCACGTTGCACCAGTGGGGTATCTTGCAGACGAGTCCTCGACCGACTCTGTTGATGAGGGCGACGTTGGTGCTGCGAGGATGACCTTGGACCGGAAGCAGATTGTGACGACCCAGCCCCACACCGCAGGGGGATTGTTGGTAGCCAACTTCACAAGTGGGGATACCTACACCGCCCTGACCAACGGGGCCCAGGTGATCAAGGCCAGTGCCGGGCAGATTTACGGCTGGTACTTCCACAACCCCAATACAACCACGGTCTACATCCTGGTCTACAACATTGCTGCAGCCAGTGTGACGGTGGGCACCTCAACCGCCCAGCTGGTCTTTGCAGTTGGTGCGGGTCAAACCGCGAACATCCTCGCCGCGAATGGGATTACCTTCACGACTGCGATGTCGGCCGCCGCAGCAACCACTGGTGGGGGTAATACCGCGCCGACCACTGCCCTTGAAGTCATGTTCTTCTACGTCTGAGGAAGCCCCATGCCAACAACTGGTGCAACCCCCTGTACCGATCAGGTTGCCAACGGCTGGTCCAACGCCGTCCGGGTTGAGACGGACAACAACCAGTTTGCCGATCGTGGTGAGAGCGTGATCGGGACTGGTATCATGGACATGTACACCTTCGCCTGGGGAACCACCCCGTTCAACGGCAGCCGTATTCTTGGGGTTACGGTCAAGATCCAGGCGAAATACACCAGTGGCAACTGGGTCGGTGGGGGAATCCGCTTGTCACTAACCAACGATGGGGGCACTTCAATTTCTTCAACCAAGGATCAAGTCATCACCACCGTCGAAACCGAATACACACTGGGAGGCACAATGGACACCTGGGGGATGTACTTTACGTCTGCACAACTCACAAGCAGCAACTTCCGCGTCCGTGCGGGCATCTTTACGTGCCACCCCAAGGGGGAGGTCTTGACCCTCACCAGTGGGGACTCCATCCTGGTAGAGGATGTGGTTGTTGGGACGGAGCTGAAAGGGCTTGAGGGGGCGGCGGTCGTGCAGGCTGTGACGAGCGGCACAGGGCAGAAATTCTACCGGTTCAACAACGCCTTCACGGTGACCCCCGAGCACCCCCTGATGATCAACGGGCGGCGGCAGAAGCAGGCCCAGTTTGTTCAGCTCGGGGAGCATCTGATGGACATCAACCAGGAGTTGGTAGAGATCACCTTGATTGAGCACATCGAGTACCCCGAGGCCGTAGAGGTCTTCTGCTTCACGGTTACCGGCGGGGTTTACTTTGCTGGCAGCCCGGCCTACCTGGTCCACAACAAGGACGCCAAGGTTGGCACCCCCCGCTGGGGAATCGACTACATGACGGTCAATGTGAACTTTACTCCCAGGATTCTGTCCTGCGCGGGGGCAGGAGACTGAGGTTCCGCCCATGAACTACCTCCAGATCGTCAACCGGATCCGCCGCCGGGTGGGTGAGGATCAGACCGGTGATCTAGCCACCCTGCTTGGGTTGGCCAGCCCCGCCGCCAGTTCCGACCTGGTGATCGCTGAGCTGGTGAACCGGGTCTACCATGAGGTGGAGATCCTACGGGAATGGTGGTGGCTGGAAAAGGAGACCCGAATCCGGCTCTTTCCGGCTTATTCCACCGGCACCGTGGCCAATACCGCCGGTTCCACCACGGTCACCGGGACCACCACCACTTGGGTCACGAGCGGCATTCTCCCCGGGGACTACTTCAAGTTGATCGGCAAGCAGGAGTATTACGAGATCCAGACGGTGGCCTCCAACACTAGCCTTGTTCTGACAAGTTCAATTGTGGATGCCAACACCACGGCCACCTACCAGATCGTCCGCCCCAGGTACAGCTTCCCCACCAAGTACCGCCGGGTCAGGACCATCACCCGCCCCAGGGATGCCATCATCCTGGCCCCCCTTAGTTCGGATGAACTGGAGGACCGCCGGCAGCGCCGGGGCTCCCTGATCTACGTGCAGGACCCCAGCCACTACACCGCCTTCGGGGTGGATGAAGCCGGGAACAGGATCCTGTGGTTTGACCCCTGCCCGAAGACCGCGCAGGATGTGCTGGTGAAGTACATCCGCAAGGCTGATGATCTGGTGGAAGACTCTGACATCCCCCTGATCCCATCCGAATATCAAGAGATCCTGGTTGACGGGGTTCTCCGGCAATACTACAAGCACCAGCTGGACGACGCCAGCCGGACAGCCCTAGCTTCCCAGGACTTCGAGTTCTGGCTGCGCCAGATGTTGCAGGAGCAGGAAGCCTTTGACTCCCCCTTCCTCCAGCTCCAAGTGGATCAGTCCACCAGGGCCAACATCCTCGCCGGGGTGATGTGGGACCGCCTGGATGAGGCCACCCTGCACGTCATCAGGGCCCAACTGTAATACCCCCGGAGGTTGTAAGCATGGCAAAGAAGGTTTTCCGGTCCCCCCGACCTAAGTCGGTACTTCCCCCGCTGAAGGGGATCGGGGAGGCCCCTGCTGACCCCGAGGAGCTGTTAACCCCCGGAGCGGGCCCCGTTCGAGCGATCGCTCGTGCCGCAGTGGAGGATCTTAAGCAGAGCGCCTATCAGCTGATCTACCAGGCCCGACGGAAGCGGCGCGAACAGATGCTTGGGCCACTGGTGAGCAAGCAGGAGCGGGCGTACCTCCGCTCGGGCGGCTCCCCCAAGGTGGTCCAGCGGGTCCATCAGTTGAACCGCAAACGTCAAGGGCGGTGACCCCAGCACATGCCGTTCGATGGTGACACCCTCCGTCTGATCCCGTGGACCGGTGGGCTCAACACGGTCTCCAACCCAGCAATGACCGACCCCCAACAGCTCACGGTGGCTGAGAACATTGAGCTGACCTTCGATGGGTCCCGCGAGAAGCGGGGCGGGGTCAAGAAGTACAACCAGATCCCAGTGATCGACGTGGAGTAGCCCGATGGCCTGGAGCACCACCCTCACCCAACTCAACCCCGGGTTCACGGTCACCACAGATCCTACCTTCGGAGATCCAAACCGGTTTACCGAAAGCTACCTTCGTTCGTGTCAGAATTGGTTGGACCGGCGGTGGATCTACCTTGTGTTCGAGTTTAGTGGAGTCCATCTTTCGGCTCCGGGAGGAATTGATAATAGTGGGGTTGGCTTTGGGTTGTATGACCTTGACACCGACACCCTAGTTCGCCAAAGTGAGGTTGTACCAGAATCTACAGGGCGTGCGTGGAACTACGGCGCGCCGAATATTGCTCTGGACCTTACTGAGGGTATTGTGGGCGATGGGAGGGTGTGGTGTGTATATTTAGTTACCCTCGGCACATACAATGCAGGTAGCCCGACTACAGCAGGCTATCTTCGTGCCAAGTATTCGGATGATCAGGGAGCCAGCTGGTCCTCGGAAATCGCCCTGGACCCTGGAATCACCTACCAGACCCCGAGTGTCGGTTTTGCCCCCGATGGGACCGGGTTCATCGTGGCCTTCAACACGGTCACCAGCGCCTACAACTACTTCCAGTACACCGGCAGCGGAGCCTGGGGAGCAGCCACCGATCTCGGCCTTGGAGCTGGGATCAACGGTGGGGTGTGCGCAGTGGCTGCTGGGGCAACCAATCGAGCTGTGGCCATCGTCCACTATGGCAGCGGCACTACCGCATTCAGCGTAGCCCGGATGTACTGGGATGGATCCACCTGGTCCGGCCCCCTGAGCCTCCACACCTACAGTGGGGTTGGGGCCCGCCAGCTCAAGTACCCCAAGGTGGTCTTCGACCCCACCCACCAGGAGTTCCATTGCGTCTTTGGGTCCACAGACTCCGCCCAGACTGCTCGGGCAGCCCGCCTCGACCTTGGCGGGAACGTGATCGGGGCGGTCAAGGACCTGGGGGTTACCATCGGCCAAGATGCCTCCGGGGGTGCGGAGTACATTGAGGAGTTCATCGATCTGGCCGTGGATGAAGGGGGCCACAGCCACTTCATCCAGGGCAGTGGGGATTCCAGTCCACAGACCTACAAACACCTCCGGTGGAATCGGACGGACGACACCCTGACCACCACCGCGCTGCCCTCTTATGCTGGCCAAGTAATCGAGAATGCTGGCGGAGCAGTGATCGGTGTTAAAACCCCCGTTGTCCAAGCTGTGATCGCCTCTAGCAAGGACGACACACCGTCCTCTCAAGTACAGAACTATTACCTATGGTCCACTAGGAACCCAGTGGCCTACACGGTCAGCGATGCCGAACTGGAAACCTCCTTCGGAGACATCGTCAAGCTGGCCGACTTCGAGAAATACGACGCTGCAACTGCCACCGAAGTCCGCCGCCTGGTGGCCTACATCGGGGATGGGATCTACCACGATGCCGGTGGCACCGAGTTCGTGGGGAACCTGATCGGCAACGGCAAGTTTGAGCCCATCGCTTCCACCGCCAACTTCCTGGACCGAATCTACATCGCCGACGGGGAAAATATCCTCAAGTCCTGGGACGGTGCGGCAGCCACCACCAGCAACGTCACCAACACCTGGGGGATTGCCACCCCCCCGAAGTTTAGGGTAGTGGAGCAGCACGCCAACCGGCTCTGGGGGATCCAGGTGGATAACCCCAGGTGGCTGACCGCCTCGGCGCTCCTGGATGACACCCGTTGGGGTATGGAGATCACCCCCGCCCCCACGAACGAGGAAGAGCCAGCCTTCTTCCAGCTGAACGACCTCCCCGGGGGGCAGCCGGCCACCGCGCTCAAGTCCTTCTACGGAGACCTGGTGATCTTCGGCCGAACGGCCTTCATGCGCCTCAAGGGCTCCACGCATGGGCTCAGTGTTGAGACCTCCCAGCTTGGGTTCGCCCTGGTCACCTCCTCCACGAGCATCGGGTGTGTGGCCCCCAACTCCGCCGTCAACATCGGGGCGGATGTCCTGTTCCTCTCGCGCAAGGGGGTTCACTCGCTCCTGACCACCGATCGCTTTGGCGATGTGGAGGAGAAGTACCTGAGTGCCCCCATCCAGAACCTGTTCAGGGGCTTTGACAAGGATTTCTACCCCAAAGCCCAGGCGTGCCACTACCGCAAGAAGAACTGGTACTGCCTCACAATGGCCGCCAGCGGCGACGGTGGAGTCCCCCGGACCATCCTGGTATACGACTACGCCCTTGGGGCCTGGTCAGTCTGGAAGTTCCCCGACTTCCATGTGACCGCGATCCATTCCCGGGTCAACCCCGATACCACGGAGGAGGAGCTGCTGATCGGGACGGATCAGGGCTACGTCCTTCGCCTGGATCAAGACAGCCGGATGAACGAGCTGGGGTCCGTGCAGCACACAAGCAAGCTGCGGACCATGTGGCTCCACAGCGGTACACCGTCCGATTACCGCAAATACCGGGACCTCCGGCTCCACTTTCGCAAGCCAGATGTCGGTGTGGTCACCGGTCAGTATTGGCTGGACCATCATGCACCGGTATCCTTCACGGTGAACCAGAACCCGATGGATGCCGCCATCATCGGTAACTTCGTGATCGGCGAGGACGCCATCGGCCGGGAGGGATCTGCCCCCGTGATCTGGACGGTGCCCATCCGGAAGTGGGCTCGGACCCTGATGGTCGAGCTGGACTGCGCCGATGGAAACATGGCTGCCTCCGGTATCGAAGTGGAGATTTACCCTGGCCAACCCAAACAGAACGTACAATGAGGTGAGCTGAGTAAGATGTCGCAGTGGACCCCGTATACCAAGACCCAGGTGTTCTCCGATGGGAAGGTCATCGTCGAGTCGGCTGGGACCGGGGAGGTCTCCCTTGAGGATGAATTCCAGGACCTAGAAGATAAGCTGGGGGCCATTCCCGCCGTAGCCACCACCGGCAACCTGACCCTGCGTGGGGGGCTGGACTTCAACGCTCTCTATGGGATCACCGGCCTCCGCAGCATCAACACCGCCATCTTCTCTGTAAGGGGATATGGCGCGGTCGGAGATGGGACTACAGACGATGCCTCCGCCTTTCAGACCGCCATTAATGATGCCAGTGCTGCGGGTGGAGGAATTATCCTGGTTGAACCAACCACCGCAAGCTACAAGATTGGTTCCACGCTGTCGCTTGTCAGCAAAAAGCACATCACCTTTCTCGGTGTCCGGGGTTCCCCGGGTAACTCTGGTGGGTCAACCCTCTCGATGGGGACCACCAGCACGCCCATGTTTGATTGCGGATCGACGATCTCCACCAGGGCCCAGAATATCACCTGGAACGGGATTCGGTTCGCATCGACTACCAGTGTCAGTGCTGGTGCCCCATACTTCATTACCGACCTCGGTTCCCATTGTCGGATTGAAAAGTGCCTCTTCGAGTCCTCCAACACAGCCATCGGTGGCGCTTTTGAGGCGGTCAACGATACGGATGCCGCCATGTTAGATGGTCTCGTGGTTGAAGATACTTGGGTAACCGGGAGTTTTACTAGTCACGCGGTTCGGGTCTCCAACTTTCGGAATGCCTCCATTCGCAACCTCTACGTAGCCATCACAGCCATCGGCGGAGCTGGGGGGAATTGTTTATCGCTGGAGGACAACATTTGGGGGTTGGTCGTTGACGGCCTCTATGCACTCCACAACGCTGGGGCCAATCCAGCAGTACGACTGTCCAGCTCCTCAGGGGATGTGTCCATCCGGTTAGAAAATTTTCAGATCACGACCAATCAGGCCGCAGCGGCACTTAGCGCGGCAGTCGCCTTCGATGCGGTGGACGACATTGCACTTGCTGGTGGGGAGATCTGGGTCAACACCAACAGCGCTGCTGCAACTGGGATTGACCTCACGGGATCCGTTGGTGTACAGGCGGAGAACATCAAGATCCGGGGGAACGGAAACAGCTGTGAGGCAGTCGGCGTGAAGGTGAACAGTTCCTCCCACACCGGGTTGAGCAAGATCTCAATTACAGCCTTCAACCATGCGAATGGCAGAGCACTGATCGACGGTGGGGGTGGGTCCCCGGCCGTAGACGGTGTAGCAGTCGGGTGTACATTCTGGGGGAATGCCAACAACACAGCTGCAAATGCTGTAAGCCTGGCAGGCAGCCCAACCTTCTTCTTCGATACAACCCTGGCTAACAAAAATACCAACACGTAATTTGCTCAACGAACGGGGTGAACAACGAACAACGATGGCTGTACAAGGCTTTAACCCACAGATGATGCAGCTGCTCCAGCAGCGGTTCAACCCCGCTGCCACCCGAGGAGCCGCCCGCCAATCTGGCCAGGCGCAGCTGGGGGCTACCCCCCAGGGTCCGCCCTCGCCAGCCCAATCAGGCTCCAGGTTCTGGCAGGATCTCCAGAACCCCTTCGCCAACGTCTTTCAAGCCGGCTCAGCAGCCGATGTGGCTGCCTCCGCCCTCGGGGGGCCCACCCAGCAGCAGCAGGACCTGGTGGCCCGACTCACCCAAGCCCGCTTCGAGCAGGGGATCCAGGGGCTGGGTGAGCAGACCAAGCGCCTGAGCGGGATCCTCGGATCCAGCGCAGCCGCCCGGGGGCTCCTTGGGTCCAGCACCGCCCTCGGCCAGCAACAGCTCCTTGGGGAGGAAATGCTCCGGCAGGTGGGCAACCTCCAGGGCCAGCTGCAGACCACTGGCCTGGAACAGCTCCTCCAGCTCCCCTTCCAGACGAGCCAAATGCTCGGGAACCTGGGAGGGCTGGACATCAACCGGCAGAACCTCTTCGAGACCCTCCGCATGGGCCGCTTCCAACGGGATCAGGCCGGTGGGGGTGGGCTTGGGAGCCTCGTTGGGGGGCTGACCGGCTCCATCATCCCCGGGGTTGGGACCGCTGTTGGGGGGCTGGTTGGAGGTGGCCTGGAAAACCTCTTCGGCGGCGGAGGGGGCAGCGGATATCGGGGACCAGGGGGCATCGGTGGCCCCATGAGAGGATGAGGTACACCCATGCCGTTGAATGACCCCACAACCCCCCAATTTGATCTCCAGGGGCTCCTAGGACAACTATTCGGGGGTGGGCTGGCTGTTGGTGCGGGTGCCCTGCTTCCACGCGCCCAGCAGGCTCCCTACGCACAAAGTTACACGCAGACCACGGACCAGCTCCGCCAGATCGCAGCCCAGCAGGAGGCCACCCGGGAAGCCAACCGCCGGGAGAACATGCTGCTGGCCTTCAAGCTGGCGGTCACCAACCCGCAGGCGATCATCAATATGCCTGCCCCCCAGCGGGAGCCTTTCCAGTCCGCCATCGGGGAAGTCCTGGCCGAGCAATCTGGGATGGGCCCTGGGTTCCCCCAGGCCAAGGAGGCCGCCGGAGAGCTGCTCCAGTCCCTCGCCCAGCAAGCCAGCCAGCTGGAGCCAGGTCAGGCCCTCTACGGGATGCAGACCGCCCTCCAAGCCAAGGATCAGCCGCTGGCCCAACAGTTTGCCGACCAGCTCAACATCGGGCTCCAAGTAGCCCAGCTCCCCGAGGATGCCCAGAAGGGCCTCCCCCCTGGGGTCGTGTTGTCGGCGGCCGAGTCGAAGCGATTCACAGTGGACTCCCGCCGGAGGTTCCTTGCCACTCCCCCAGCTCAACGGGAACTGGGACAGTTGGAGTTTGATGAGGCCGCCCTGGCAGATGAGGCCGGCACCAGCATCCCCGATTTCGTCAACATGCAGGCTTGGCAGGCTGACCAGAAAATCCAGATGATGCTGGAGGATGGGCAGCCCGTTGAGACGATCATGGAGAACCTGAGTATGTCGGAGCTGCGGGCTTGGCAGGTCAAGCTGGGGATGGACCAGCCCGGGCTGAATGAGCGGGATGTCATCCGGCTTTACGTGGACATGCGGGCGGACCAGTCCCTGCGCAATGCCGCCATCCTAGACCCCCGGTTCGGGTTTGATAAACTCCAAGATGGAATGACCACCATCTACCGGGAAGCCCTCCAGGGGGCAGCAGGAATCCGTCGAGGGAACGCCGATGCGGGGCTAATTTCTACCCCCCAGGAGTTGCAGGAGGGATACGTTCGAGCCCTGGTCAACCAGCGGGTGGCCCTTAGGAACCCGGATCGAGCTGCCCAGCAACAGCTGTATCAGCAAGTCATTCAACAGGTTTCCCAAGAGCACCCCGAGTGGACCAAGACCCAGATCATTGATGAGGCCGAGCGCCGCATTGATGCGGCCGTCGCAAAGGAGCCCATTGGTGGCGGATCGCCGACTCCTTGACGAGCTAGCCGACGAGGTAGTGGGGTTTGATGCAGAGAACCCCGATCGCCGCAGGCGGCTCCTCGAAGACACCTTCGACCAGCTCCACGGGGAACCCCCGTCTGAGCCGGGGCGGATGGCGTTCACCGATCCCACCCCCGAGCCGGAGGTGCAAGCGGGGATCGACCTCATCCGCCGCACGGCGGACCAAGAAGGGATGCTGCCCACCCAACTGGCCGAGGAAGCCCACGAGCGGGGCTTCAACCGCTTCTTGGAGAAGGTCCACGCCCCCCTGGAGAAAGCCATCGGGTTTGTGAGGGGACTGTCCTTCTTGGACTTCCCCCGAAAGGTTCAGGTAGCCGACCGCAGCAGGCGGGGAGACTGGAAGGCATCCATCCAAGATGCTACCCTCCGCCCATTCACAGCAGAGGGTGTCTTGGCCACGATGAAGTTCCCCACTGGCCATGAGGCCGGTCAATGGATGGACGCCCGCGAGCGGGCCCTGCTGGATCAGGCGGAGGAGCTGTACGGTGGAGTTCCCCAGGTGGAAGAAGCGTACAACGCCCACCGCCTGCAACAAGGGATGCTCCGTCCACTAACCACCCCGATTGAAGGGGCTAAGGCCCTAGGGTTGGGCACTCAAACCACCTTCTTCCGCCCAAAACTCGGGTGGCTCAACAGCCTGGTGGACCAAGGGCAGCTCAAGGAGCCCCCACGGGAAGAGATCGAAGCCCGCCTGGGGGCAGTCCAGCAGGAGGAAGACGCCTTGTGGATCAGCTTCCTCCGCCACTCGAAGCCCATGCGGAACTCCACGGTGGCAGCCGTCCGCAACGCCTTCCTCCGCGACCACGACTACAGCCCAGACGCACAAGCCCTCCTCGATCGGGTTGATGAGGTCAACCGCTCCAACGGGGTGGACTTTGACATGGACACTGGTTGGGACCTCTACTTCACCAAGGGGCTCCCCAAGGTTACCAGGGATCTCGACACCGAGTTGGGTACCGCTGACCCCACCATCATAATGGGGCTCATCCCCCCGAAGGGGCACAGGGTCCTCACTGAGGCAGAGCAGCTGGCCAAACAGGGGCTTGTTCCCCGACTGACGGAGGCCCTCAACACCGAGGCCAAAGCCCTCCAGGAGCTGTCGCGTGTGACCCCCGGTGCAATCTCTGGGGAGGTGGTCAAGGGGGTCAAGCTCATGCGGGGGATCGACCAGTTCATTGATGCCGACCCCGAGCTGGCTGCCCGGGTTGCCAAGGGGGACCTCGACCTTCAAGCTGAAATGACCATGATGGCCCGCAGGAACCTCACCGCCGATGGCATCCTCCCAGAGGACACTGTGGATCAAGCCATCGCGCTGGCGGCCTCCAACCGGACCCCGAAGCAGCTGACCAAGGCCCTCACCGACCTTGCCAAGTCCACCCTCGGGGAGGTTTCGGACGAGACGATCACCGCCTCGGTGGAAACCATCAAGAACCACACCGCCCCCATCAGGGCCTTCAGGGACTACCTCAAGGGCCAAGAGCTGCTGAAGGCCACCCCTGCTGGCAATCTGAGCAGGTTCCAGTCCCTCATGGAGTCCTACCTTGGATCAGGCCAGGTGGCTGATGCTCTCCGGCTGGAGATCCAGCAGCACCTCACCGATCTGGCCGGCAAGAATGCGGATGAAGCCATCGGGTATCTGAATGAATTGCAGGCTGGTGGCAAGGGGATGCCCCAGCTTCAGCACTCCCTGCGTGCCCTGGAGGATGTGGTGGACAATCGAAAGGTCCTCCGCAATACCCTCAAGTACATGCCCCCCACTGGGGGGAATCTGCTCCAGACGGACATCAGCCCCCCGAGTCTGGCCCTCAAGGGCACCAAGGTGCTTGACCTGGTAAAGGCGGGCTACCGCCGCACCGGCCAGCAGGTGGATGAGTGGGCTGCCCGCTTTGATCAAGACCTTGGATTTCTTACTGGGAACCGCAAGGCGGTTCGCCCAGCCGGCTTCGAGGACTACACCAAGGGTCAGCTCCTGGACCTCCGCCAGCGCCTCGGAATGGCCCTTTCTGGGCAGCTTACAGAGGTACGCGGGGATGGAACCAGGAGGTTCCGCTACCAGGCGGTGGACTCCAGGAACAAGGTGGTCCTCAGCAAGGAGGTTGAACTGGCCCCCCACGAGTTGGAGGTGTTCAAGAAAGTCCGCGCCTGGGTGGATGAGGTAGCCGACCAGTTCACCGCTCAGGGGGCCAGGGGATTCGAGCAGGGGAAACCCCTCTTGGATTACTTCATGCGGGTCTACTCCCCCGACGAAATCAAGCTCCTTGGAAAGCAGCGGCTCATCCCCGATGATCTCCCCGTGGGCCCAAACATCTACTTCAAGCACCTCCTGGACCGCAGGTTCAGCGACCGGCTGGCCACCGAGCAGTTGCCGGATGTCCTTGAGGCCTTGCGGGCTTACGCCCCTGGAGCTGCCCGGAAACTCCACTTCGAGGATGCCCTGCGAAAGGCCAACACGCTAGCCAAGACGGAGCTGGCCCCCATCCAGCAGAAATACTGGAAGTCCTGGTTGGCGCGGCTCAAGGGTCGCCCATCTGGGCTGGAAACTGAAGTGAACATGGTCCTCGAAAACGGGGTCAACGCCTTCCGGCAGCGGTTCGGGCGGGAGCCCATCCTGCTCAATCGGCCGGCGTACCGCTCCTCGGTGGCCATCAGTCGGGCCATGCACCGGGCGCTGCTCGCCGGCATGATCTCCAGCGGGATGTACAACCTGGGGCAGTCCATCAACACCGCTGCCCGCGAGGGCCCGCTGGCCACCATGCGGGGGTTCAGCAGGATCCTCACCAAGGAGGGCCGCAAGCAGTTTGAAAAGCAGGGGCTCATGCTGGACTACAACAGCTTCTTCCGCCGGTCGGATCGTAACATGCTGTCCCTTTCGGGCAGCCTTGGGGCAAAGTGGAGGTCCCTGGAAGACGTGGTCATGGCCCCCATGCACCTGGCGGAGTACCTGAACCGAGGGGTGGCTTTCCATGCGGGGGTCTCTCGGGCTGCAAAGGCCCTCAAGGTGAATCCCGCTCGCTTTGCCCAGTTGCCGGCGAAGACTCAACATGCCCTGACCAAGGCGGGGCTGGATGCCGCAGAGACCACCCAGTTCATCTATGGGGTCATGGGGTTACCGCCAGCCTTCCAGCACCCGGTCCTGCGGAACCTGACGACCCTAACCTCCTACCCAGCCAACCAGGCCCGGTTCCTCGTGGAACAGCTGCGGGATGACCCCACCGGGATGCTCCGGTACCTGGCCTACTCGGGGTTCATCACCCGCATCAACCGGGAAGCCTTCGGGGTGGAGACCGATCAAGCCTTCGGCTTTGGGTTCATCCCCGAGAACATCGGGCCGCTGCCAGGGGCCAGCCCCGAGGTCAACATGGTGGCCACCGCCCTTCAGCTGGGGGCTACCGAGGATCCACGGGAGCGGAAGCAGATCCAGAACAAGATGATGGAGCAATGGGGCCAGCTGTTGACCGGGCTGGCCGGTGGAGTTGCACCCCCCATCCTCCTGTTGGGGATCCCTGCTCAGGACCTCAAGGTCTCAGAGACCCTGGAGATCCCGGGGGTGCCTGGAGCCGAAAAGATTGATTTGGAGACCGACCTTGGGTCCCGGTTCGGGGCACGCATCCTGGCCTTCCTGCGGGAGCAGGCGGACTGGGAGCGGCGGAACCCGGACTACGAATTCACCGAGCGGGTGGCCCCCGAGGATGCCGTCAAGCGAATGATGGGCTTCAGGCCCACCGCCCTCCGTCGGAGCCAGATTGCTCGTGATGGAGAACGGCGGCAGGGGATCGCCCTGGCGTACCAACGTGACCAGTTTTCGTCCAACTACGTCAACGCCCTCCGGCGGAAGGACCCGGAGCTGGCCGCAGAAATCTTCGATGATGCCATCCAGAACGGGGTGGTGGAGTTCAGCGAGCTGTTTGACCCGGGTTCCATTGCAAACGCTATTCAACGACAGCTGCTCGGCACCCACGTCGATGCAGCCACCCGGATGGTGCTGCGGAACCCAGCGCTCATGGCAACCCCAACGGGGCAGCTGCTCATACAGCTTCGGCAGCAGGAGCAAGCCCAGGAGAAGTTCCCCAATGTCGGGGAGTGACGGCCCAGGCGGCTACACCGCCAAGGTACTCAGTTCAGCACCCTGGAACATCAAGGAGTGCAACCACGAGGAGTTCATCGTTCGGACTCCGATCAAGTACAACGAGAAGATCGGGTCCCTCTACATCCCGCAGACCGCCAAGATGGGCCGGACCCAGGTGGAGACCTGTGGGCGGGTGGTCTGGATCCACCCCGAGGAGGAGGAACGCTCCTGGCTCAAGTTCGGGGACATCGTGATCTACGGGAAATACACCGGGATCGACGTGTGCTTCGGGACTGACCAAGAGAAGTACTGGTACAAGTTCATCCGGGAATCAGATTGCCACTTCAGCGTGTTCGAGGACCAGGTGGAGGGATTCGACGATGATTGGCCGATGAAGGAATGGATCGAACGGCACGAGGCCCTGGTTGCCGAGTATAGTAGCCAGGCGGAAGAAGAGGGGGTGATCGAGGAGTGACCGGCAACGAGATCATCATCAACGCCGGAATTGCAATTGTGGCCCTTGATCGGGCCATCGCACTGGTCAAAGCGGCCCGAACCGGGGTCAACGGGGGAGGGGACATCAAGTACCTGATGCGGACCCTGGAGCGGCTAGCCAACAAGCAGGACGAGATTGCCACCGAGATCACCAAGATCGGGGTGCATGTCCAGGATGCGAGCCGTGTTAAAGCAGATTGAGTGGACCGAGCTAGAGGGGGCCAGGGTTCGGGATGCCCACCCGCAGCTCCAGGACCTCTTCTACTGGTGTGCCACCTACGTGTGGGCCAAGCTGGGGCCAGCCACGCCCATCGTGGTCACCAGTGTGCGGAGACCCGGTAGCGGGGTCCACGCGACCGGGCGAGGGCTCGACTGGCAGGTGGAGTCCAACAACCGCATGGCCACCGACCATGCGGTGATCGGGGTGCTCCTGGACCTGCGGTGCCTGGTAAACCTCCAGTTCCCGTACCGGTACGTCGATGGCACCCCAGGGTACTCGATGATCTATCGGCAGCAAACTATCCCGGCATCCGCCGGCAGCGATACGGCCCACGTCAAACATGTACACCTTCAATACCCCGCCGATGGGTGGGGGTAGGGAGATTTACCAAGTTGTATGGATCGGGAGGATGTGTTGCCCAGCTCTGATGAGGATGGAAAGCCGAAAGAAGATGGGGCCAACTTCTGGACCAGCTGGCTCGAAGCAGAACCACCGGTAGCAGGCCTACGGGAGGTCATGCAGCCCACCGCCGACTTCCTCGGGATCAAGATTTGGGATGTACGGATGAAACCGAATCCATCCCCCGAGGAGGAAGGAGAGACCAGCTCGGCCTACGGGAACAACTTCTACTTCCTCGTCAGCCCCGAGGCCACCAATGGCCAAAGCAATCCCGGGTTCCACCTCCGGTGGCTCATCGTTCACGAGATGCTCCACGCCTACTTCTGGAACCTGGAGCAGCTCTTGTGGAAGGCTTTCAAAGAGGATGAACCCGCACAGAACATGTTATACCGGTACTGGCACGGGGAGCTGGATCGACTGGCGTTGGCCCTCATCCCCGTGATCTACCCCAACTTTGATCCAAAGGAGGATCTGCTGAATGCGCCCGCTGATTAGTCTAATCATGCTGCTGGCTTGTACTGCTCTGCCGGTACTGGCCACCGGGTTTCCCCCAGTGAAGGAGGCCCCTCCGGCCACTGCTGTTGTTGAATCCCCTTGCCCCCCGGATACCGTGGCAACGGGTGGGGGCTTCGAGGTGCCGCTGACCATCGTGCTGTCGGACTCCGCCCGTACGATCTACGTTGGAGTGACCGGGTCTGCCACCTTCGGGGAGTACAACACCCCCGAGGAGGAAGCTGCGGCCACCACGGGGGGGCTCATGGTGATCTTTGATGCCGGCCTGGTGCTGGACTACGAGACGGGTGGAGCAGGGCTGACCTTCGAGCAGATCAAGGAGAACGCGGTGACCTGGACCCGAGCGGGCTGGATCATCTTCGAGGACCCGTCGGATGACCCAGACTACAACGTGGCAGCCGGGCTGGAGCGGGTGGGCTTCGATGCCCCACAGTATGGGCTGTGGGCCCATTACATGAACCGGGTTGGTCCTGGCCATTTCCGGGTGCTGGGGGAGCTGAGCGACTCCCCAAGCAGCCCCGGAGTGGAGTCCGCCATCGGGCTCGGGTTCTACGTCAAGATTGACTAAGGAGGAACCTCATTGAACAAGTTGAACAAACTCGGTTGGGGAGCGATCCTCGTGGCCATCGGAGCAATGGCTGGTGCTGGGGGGACCTACCTCCAGGGCACCACGGATCTAGCCACCCTGCTCTCTACCCTGTTGGCGGGGCTGACCGCCATCATCGCTGCCCTCAAGCAGACCCAGAAGACTCCGCCGGTGTAACCTTCCAACGTACTTCCACCCCGCCCGACTCGGGTTTGACCAACCCCCGGGCGGGGTTATTTCATTCGTTAGTGCAGGCCCCCAATCAAACGGCTTTCGGGGGCTCAACTAGTATGGTCCGACTATCTTCCTCCCATGCTGTGATATGACCGTTTTCATTGAAACTAACCAGTGTGCGAATTCTAAGCGAGATACCGGGATCCGAAGTTGGGATGGTAAAGACCGCAACCCTAGATACCTGCCCCGGGGGGATGTCGAACAGATTCGGCACTTCATCCATCGACGTACGACAATACATCGGATCCTTCTTGCAGAGTGCTGCATCATCCGCAGCCTTCCGCTTCTGGTAGTCGTCCGAGGAGAAGTGCTCATCCCAGGACTCAATCGCCCACCCACCATTGTCGGTCACCGGGAGCCTCTGCTTGTGCTTGATCGCTGCATCAAGGGTAGGGAACCGGTAGGGCTGAAGCGCCCCATCACGCACCAATACCCCACTGACCACCGACATCATCCGATCCACATCCAGGATGTAAGCATCAATCTGGTAGTTCACCAGCACCCGGGGGGTCACCAGACGGTCGATTTTCATGGTAGATTCCTTATAGCTAAGAGGGACCCAGTGAAAATGGCAAGTTGGATGATCAGCATGGATGGACCCCACTCAGCGTTTGTCGCCGCCCGCTTTATCTCCCCTAGGATGAACAGTGCAGAGGTGGCCGCTAGCCCCCACAATACAAGTTTCATCCGAGCTGCCCTCCATCATCGTCCTGCCAGTCTTGTTCATCCTGAAGCGCCTGCTCCGTTGCTGCATCAAGATCAATCTGGTTCTGCTCCTGCTCATCGAACCAAGCCGCCAATGCCTCTAAACCTGCCAATTCCTCAACACACCCCTCACACAACCCTCCCCCCTCAGGGAGGGGGTTGCAATCACACCTCGGGCACTTGTGGTTCATCAGGCACCTCCGCTGATCCCGAACACTTACACTTACACGAAGCGTCAGGATCTGCAACCAACTTTTCCTGCTCACCCAAGACTACCCGCTGCACCGCCGTCCCGATCCGCCAAGCCTCTTCCCGGGGGAGCCGGCCAGCCAGTACCTCCTGCCGGAGGATCAGGTCGACCTGATCCATAATCTTTCGGGCTTCCGCCTGGTCGTCCTGGGAGGCGGATCGGCCGATCCGCATCACTCTTTCCCCTCGTCGTTCTCAATGGTCATCTTGTAGGAGTGCTTCCCCTTGCAGTGGTAGACCACCACCCCCTCGGGCTTGGGGGGGAATAGGGATCCCTGCTGATAGGCTGCAGTACTCCCTGTTGTTGTTAAGCGCGCCAGTATCTCCTCTGCTTTACTCACAAGAAAAGGACCCCGGTACAAGATGGGAACCACATCACAACACACTGGGGCCTTCTTTCGCTTCCCCATCTCCTCCCACGGAAAGAACTCGCGGACTTCACCCTGCTTCCCGATCCACCGCCAAACGTTGAACAAGCTGAACACCCGCCGATCCATCCCATACTTCCGCTGGATGCCCTGCCCCCACCATTCCCCGTAGTGGCGGCCGGGGCCCAGCCCTTCAACCAGTTCCTCGGCGTGCTCCTTGACCCAGGCTGCAAAGCCGAAGTTGTCATCCTCAGGGGTGATCCACCGGGTGCGGGAGCCAACCCACACAAAGCAATCCCCAACCCGGGCAACATGCTTCGAGTCGTGCCCGGGTTCATACGTCCAAGTAGCGGACGTAAGGGGGAAACAATCCTGATCTGTAATCAACACCTGGGCGTTGGTCCCATCGATCTTCTCCGTGATGATCATGTCCCTCCGCAGCCGGGCAATGGAGGGGAACCCAACGAAGTCCATCCTACTCCTCCGGAGTTTCAATAACATCTGGAGGGGAAGTAAACCATCGCGTCTCTACTGCTCCATCCAGCCCCCGTATTGTGAGGGACCAAGTTCCCCTCTCCGCACGAGCCAATCGGACCAACGACACCCCAGACCGAACCTTACCGGTTCTAGACCCCTTGGGAAACCACTCGACCGTATAGGTCGGTTCCTTCTTCTTCTTCCGCCAAAACATCCTATTCCTCCTCCTCCTCTAGCTCTGGAGCCCGCTCCAAGGACACCACTTCCATCACCGAATGGGCCTCAAAGTTGGTAACATCACCACGATTGTTCACTGGCCCCTCGATCGACTGCAAAATCACGTTGGCGGCCACATCGTTGTCAGCTTCAACGTAACCGTACTCGATCCCCTGAATCCGGCGCTCAAACCGATACATCATGGTCGCCTAATCCTCCTTCAACTTCAACTTGAGGTTCTTCTTCCGCAGCTCCTCAGGGAGCATGTTCCGGTGGTGCCAGCTGCGCTCGGTGGCCGTATGGATGGCCACAATGGCAGCATCAGAGACCGCTTCCACGGATGCAGCCTGTGCCCTGAGCCCCCACCAGTCCTTGGGGATGGGCCAATCCAACCGCTTGGCGTTCTCCAGGTACAGCTGCTCAATCAGCTCCACCCCCTGCACCTTGGAGGGCCCACTATTCTTGGCCTTCGGGTTCCAGCCCAGCTTCTTGACAGCGTACTCTCGGTAGAACCAGTCCCTGGTGCGCTTGGGGTGGCAGATCCGGATGTGCTGCTCATCCTTCACCCAGATCCGGAAGAGCACCAGTAGCTGGTAAGCGTACCCGATGAAGCAATCCCTCCCGTAGAATGGCCACTCGATCCCCACACACGGGGACTGCTGATCCCCTACATTCTTGGCCCAAGAGGCTCTGCACCAGGCAAAGTGCTCCCGGGTTCGATCGGTTACCTCGGTGGGGTTGAACACCTTGAGCTGCCGCCGGGTGGTGTAGGGTACATGCCAGTCCACGATCCGGAACGTGGTCCACGGCCGC